GTTATTAATTCAAGAATAAACCCGTGTTCCCAATTTATCAATAATTAACGCTTGGCGACGCGGCTGTGCAACCGCCGTGTTGGGTACGCTAATATGCGTCCAACCACCGCCTGTTGGCGTTGCAAATTCTCGAATAACCTGATCGTATCCAATCCCTGACGCAATAATAGCCTTTACAACGGCATCAGGAGTCATCTCAGGCACTCGAATATCTGCGGCGCACCCTACCCTATGCTGAGAGGTGTTTTTTGATCCTACGGCTGTATTTACGGCTTCCGACCGAAACGCAGAGTTGACCATAATCGGCTTACCGCCAAGTACGGTTTTAACTGTTTCAAGGAACTCAGCCAATCGATAAAGGTTTTTAATTTCTGATTCATTTGGTATGTTCTCCAATTCACGATGATCCGTGTGTGTTAATTCTTCTAAAGTAAAATGCGTGGATAAATTCATTTCTTCTTCATTTCCATAATCTTCTCAGCCGTCCTGCCTGCAAAATATGCGCCCATCACTAACTGACCCCAGCCAGCCAGCAAATTTACGTACCCTTCGTTAGCGTTATATCCAAAAGCCGACATGGTTGTAAAAATAAAATAAGCCAACAAAATGGTTAAAAGGCATATAGGACGAATGTTCTTGGATAACCAAGAGTCCGATGCCATGTCTGCCGTCCAACGCTCCGTTATGTTGGTTTGATCAACCTCAAACATTTTAGTCTCGTTAGCCATCTTTGCCAATTCGCCATCTTGGGCTAATTTTGCCAACTCCAAGTTAGCACGGGCTTTGGCTTCGGGGTCGGGGATAAGTTTATCAATTAACTTACCACCAATAGATAAAAGTGAATCTAATCCAATCATTTAATATCCTTTACGCAATAAGTGGGGATTTCCCCCGTTGATTGATATTCAAGCCAACATTCTTTTGTCCGCTTATCCGTAACCCATCGTTTTTCAAATTCCTGACGGCTAAAACGGTCTTTTTTCTTTTCTTGAGCCTGTTCATGGATATACCACATAAGCCCCCCAAACGCCATTGCAATGACAAAGATGGCAATAAACAAAGCAATCCCAATTTCCCACCGATCCCACATCTGTTGACGGCGTAGGCTTGTCTGTTGTGCTTTTTTTTTGCGTTGGCTTCTTCCCTATCTTTTTCACGGGTGAGCCTGTTTAACTCAGCTTCAAACCGATTCCACATCTCATTAAAACTTGCATCGGCTTCATAGATTAAAAATTGACGCATCTCGGCGGCTTGGCGTTCCAACTCAATTTGTTTAACAACCGTTTCCATTGCTTGCGTTTTGAGCGACTTAGACTTGGGTGGGTTTTTCTTTTGTTCGGCTACCAATTCCTTGACTTGCCCTTGTGCGTCAAAAAACTTGGCTATACCGCCCGAAATCTCCATTGCAATTGAAGATACTTCCTTTCCCAACGCTTTATATTCTTTATACATTGCAACCCCCGACTTAATAGCGGAGATAGCACCAAAAGCAATGGTAAACGGGTCTATGACCGCCCCCATAGGTGGGAAACATAGCCCACAACGCTTGATATAACCGACACAAAAGCCATAGCCATCCACAAACCACCCCGCCCTTTGTTGGCAAGAGCAATCAAGGTTTCCATGTCGCGCTCAAGTTTGTCTACCTTGTCGGTCATGTTCTCGACCTTTTGCCAAAGAACACCGTATTTGACGGGATCGATTTCCATCATGCTAACTGCTCATCTGTTGGTCTAGGTAGCGTATGCTCCCATTTGGAAATGTCCATTATCTATTCTCCAAAGCGGTAATTCGTGCGGTCAGGGAAATGATGAGGGCTTGTTGTTCTTGGATGGCTTTAACGAGCATTGGAATAAATACAGACAACTTAACTGTTTTAGTAACCGTCCCAAGAGAGTTGCCATCGTTGTCTTTGTCTGGTGAGTCCTCAACAAGACCAGGAAATACTTGCTCCAATTCTTGAGCAACAAAACCAAGTTGTTTGTGTGCTACTTGACCTGTTTCTGCTTTAAGGTTGTAATTAACAACCCGAACTTGTATTAACTTATCAAGTTTTGGTGTAGTGTCAACAATGTTTTCTTTAAGTTTAATATCAGAAAGAGTCCCATAAACACCAGTCGCATTTTTAAAATCGCCATTACCAGAAACCCTTACAATTTCTGTTGCTCCAGCGCCCATAAATACTCGCCATACCTCAGCAGAAACAGTTGCGCCTTGAGTAAGTTGGTATCTGGCAAAAGAACCGCTATAACTAGCCGCTGTTGATTGAACGTCAAGGTTGTAGCCTGTGGTAGTAGTGCTGTCTACTACAGTAAGTTTTGAGCCTGGCGAAGTAGTACCAATACCAACCGCACCGCTAGAGTTAATACGCATGGCTTCTGCGCCGCCACTTGCACCAGTCCAAAAAGATAATAGAGTATTTCTGTCTACTGCTCTTAATGATGAAACAGAACCAGCATTATCCCCAACTAACTTAACTAAAGCGCCAGTTGTATCGCTTAAAATTAAACTAGTAGTTGAACTTGCAGAAATAGAAGAATTTACAATCTTTGCCGCAATGTCGCCACCAGCATTAGTGCCATAAACCGCTAATTTTCCATAAGTAGAAGGCGAAGTAGTCCCTATCCCCACATTCTGTGATGTATCCACAGTAATCGCAGTAGTACCCGCAGACTGCAAAGTTAAAGCAGTAGCCGTTGCCGATGTTATCTGGCTAATCGTAGGCGTTGTAATCGTTGGAGACGTTGCTAATACGTTGTTACCTGTTCCCGTGTTTGTAACGCTTACTAACCCCTTAGACGCATCCGTAGCAACCGCGCTAGATGCTGTCAAACTAGAGAAGATTGGTTGTGCGCTAAAGGTTGCTATACCTGTCACATTAGCCGTTGTACCCACAAATAAAGCCTTGGCTATACCTACACCACCACCAGTAATGATCGAGCCTGTGGAGACGCTAGAAGAATCCGTTACTAGGCTTGAGTTAATACCCGCCGCAAACGGTATACGAACCGTTGTAGTGGTCTGTCCGTCCTTAGTAATTGCGGTGCTTAAACCCGTCGCTAAGTCGCTTGTAAGGGAGTTAAAAGCAGTAGACGAGATGACCGTTCCCGTGACAACGGGTTGCCCACTTGTGTTGATTTGAAATGTCCCAGAACCATTGTAACTCATTTGTATTACCTATTTGGTTGTTGTGCGAGTGTGGATGCCAAAAGTGCTTTTTTTAATTCGGCTTCATTGTATTGTTTAACCATTGCAGGAAGTTCCCGAACGGTGCGAACCGCCGCAGGGCCTTGTTGCAATAACAGTTTAGCCAATTCGTTGCGTGTTTCTTCGGGTGTGCTAACTCGATTCCACATTTTTGCCATAGCACCCATTGTTTGTACGGGGTTGCCACTTGCCGCGCCTTGTACCGCTTGAGCAACGGGGGCTAAATTGTCCAACTCCCCTGCACCAAAAATTCTTTGTGCCGTTTGTGATCCACGACCCACGGTTTCAATTTCTTTCAAACGGGCTTCACGCGCTACATCGGCGGCAAATTTGCGGTAATCATTGCCAAATATTTCTTTTAATTTATCACTTGTGGCGGGTTCTTTCCACATTTTTAACAACGATGTTTGACCGCCTTCTGTGCCTACTTTGTCTTTCAAAGACTGTAAAACACCAATTCTGTAAGCCTCAATCTCACTTGCGCCCATGCCTTTAGTAGCGTCTGCAACCTTAATTGCGTCTTCTTTCATTGCATTGCGACCCGTTTTTACTGCATCTTCAAGTTGAGACGGGCCTGCAAACGCATCTCTTGCTTGTTTGTAAATTGACCCGTTTTTGTCTTTAGGGCTTAACGCATCCATTTTATTGGTCAAGTCAATACGCAATTGGTTATAGGCTTTGCTCAGTTCCGTAGCCTTGCCAAACTCACCCTTAGATTTTTCTGCCAAATCGTACAACGCTTGTTTAACCTTATCTAAAGCATCAAAAGAAATATCGTCCCCTGCTTTAATTTTTGATATGTCAATTGGGGTTGTGCGTTTAATTTCAGCAAGTAATTCAGCACCACCATGTGCAGTTTTTGACGCTTGTATTAAATTAGATAAATCATTATCAACTTTTACAGAAACATCTTTCAATTGCTCGTAAAAAGGCGCGGACACGGTTTTCTTTTCGTTAACCAATGCGTCCAAAGTGCCTGTATAGGTTTTGCCACTTGTGCCCAATGCCTCATCTGCCGCCGTTACCAAACGCTTGCTACGGGTTGCTTGTTGGTTGCGAATTAACTGTTCAACAAGAGTTTTAGCCTCGCCTGGTAATGTTGCCAAAGTATCCAACATAGATTTTGGCCCTTGACCCGCCACACCCGCCAATGTTGTCTCAGGCGCACGGGTTGCCAATTTAGCTTCAATTTGCGCCAATGGATCACCACCACCGCCAGGTCTAAACATTGTTCCCACACCGCTTTTGCTCAACAATTCGGCAAGTTTTAATTTGGCGGCATTTGATGCAGAACTCTCATTTACTTGTTGAGCAATATTACCACCTACCGCGCCAAAGCCTTTGCCAATAATAGTACCCAAAGGCCCAAGTACCGTACCCATAACCGCTTGATTACGTTTAGTTTCGGGGAAATTAGCTTGTTCTTCTTGGCTTGTTACGGGGGTTAATTGGCTTGATAAACCGCCCAAAGCCGCCGTTGTGCCAAGCATACGAGGAATGGTGCTAACCGCCGCTAAAGGCAATTGAGCCATTCCCGTAGCCATTGTTGGTAAAACATTGCCTACCAAACGAGACGCATCAAAACCCGATTCACCACTTGTTGCTCGTTTTTGTTGATATGCACGTTCTTGATCTCTAATGGCTTGGTCAATTGCTTCGGGTCTTGGATTAGCCAAAACTTTATTTGCTAACGCTGAAACTAATGGATTTGTGCTTTGACGTAATGACGGCATATCCAATGCTTGATTAACCGATTCGGGAACTAATCTTGAAAGATATTGCGCCCCTGCGTTAATTGGGTCTTTAATGCCCATTAAAACGCCTTCTGCGGCGTTATGTGAAACCCCTGCCCTCTTTGCCACTTCCATAATTGGGCTTAATTTTTCGGTTGATTTAGGCGCAAACAATTCTTGCGCTTGTGCAATAACTTCTGCATCAGACGCACCCGCAGGGCCACTAATCTCACGAATGTTGCCTTGAGGGTCTTGAACTTTATATATTTGGTCTGCCATTACTTAACAACCTTCCATGAGCCTTTTTGGGTGCTTCCCGTGTTAGTTTCTTGTCTTTTATACTCAGGGGCGGAATAATCTAAAATTCCATACGTTGATTCGTATGCGGATTTAATTCGTTTTGCGGACGAATGTAATTGATTTTGTAAATTAGTTAATGCGGTTTTGTAATCACCCGAACTTTGTGCTTTGTCTAAAGCCGCCAATTGTTGTTCAAGAATAGGCCATTCGCCTTCGGTTACAGCACCAACCGCACCACCCGTTTTTGACGCTTCACGCATTGATTGCAACGCACTAACGGCGGCTTGTTTAACCAAAGTGCTTTGCAATGCTCGCGCACCCGTTGCTTCTTTGCTTGTGTCAAAAAGCGAGAATTGATTGACTTTTCCAACAATGTTTGGCAAGCCTGGGTGGTCTTGCAATTCTTTACTTACATTTATAAGCCTATCAATGTTTTGCAATGAAGTCTCAGCAGATGTTCGTGCTTGCGGTTGTGCAACAAGTAAAATTTGTTTTTCTTTAGGCGTTACTTGATCAATTATTGGTTTTGATGCCGTTGGTTGAGCAGGCAAGACATTGGTTGGTTGAGTAATAGGCGCATTGCCTTGTGGTGGTACGGCATTAAACGGCGTGTAAGGGCGTTGTGCGGCATTAGGGGCAACATTAGGCGCAACATTAGGGGTAACTGTCGGCGTGGGTGCGCCTACGGGGGCATTGCCACCCGCTTGCATACCTGTGTCAAAATACAATTGTTGTGCGCTAATGCCAATTCGTTTTGCTTCGTTGCCCAATTGTGCTTTTTGATTTGCCGACAATTGATTAAACGCACGGTCTGATAACTCACGGGTTTGTGCAAGTTGTGCCGTAGTATCCATACCAACTTGTTTTGCTACGGGTGCGCCAACTGCCTCAAACGTATAAGGATTACGCGCTTGAATAACTTGGCCTGTGTCCGTAGTCATTAGTTTTTCAAGTGGTTTTAAAAGACTAAAATCTTTACCACCCGAAGCCATAAATGTTCTAACTGAATCAGGCGTGTAATCTTTGGGATTTAGTTTGGCAAATGCGCTTTCTGCGGGTCTTAACATATTGGTAAGCATTGCCCCACCCGCGCCTTGTAGCGTTGGATTAGATGATCCTAATGCCAATGCCATTGCTCTTTTCATATCAGGAGCAACTGCCGCTTGATCCATTGTTCGGTATGCGTTTTGTTCTATCTCACCCGTTGGCGTTCTTGGTAATGGTTCAGCATTTGGGGCTTGTTGTAAATCCATTCCACTTGGCGTAAATGTTTGTTCGCTAACAATTTCACTTGGCTTGGCGGCTCTACCTTGTAAAGCCTCAATAAACTGAGTTACATCGCCTTGGCCTTGAGCGCGGAATCGATTTGCTAAATCTTTGGCTTCTTGTGTGGCTTGTTCGCTTTTTTTAGCACCCTTGTACGCTTGAAGCATTTTAGTCAACCCCGAAAATGGGGATATATGAACACCCGCTTGCGTGGGCATCTCCAATGGTGTCCTGCCCTGTTGTGACAATACTTCAGCAAGCCGCATCTTACGAGCAATAGCTTCCGATTCGGCGGTGTAAGGGGATAAGTTAATGTCAGCCATATTTATCCTTTAAGCAAGAAGATTGCTTACAAAATTGTACATACCAGATTTTTTTGCATTTAAATTAGCCGTATTTGTGTTGTACAAGTTCATGTCTGCTGTTCCTTGTGCTTGAGTTGCGCCAAATATTGGTGGCGGTGCAATGTTTTGACCTTGGTAAGCACCAAAAGACGGATTTTGAATTTGTGAACCCGACATTAACGCATTAATTTCGTTTAACGGTGTTTGTCTTTGTGTAAGGGCTTGCGCTAATGCTTGTTGGTTAGCAGTATTGGCAAATTGTCCACCTTGCAATGCTTGGTTAAATCCTTGTGCGTTTGCGCTTGTATCCAATCCAATTCCTTGCATAACCGCTTGCGTTCTTTGATCGTTTTCTTGTTGTCCAAGTAATTTAATGGCGTTGTCATACGCTTCCGTGCCTGGTCTTAACCCTTGATTAACCAATTGCGTCTCGGTGCTAACACGGTTTCTTTGCAATGACGGCTCTAATCGAGACATAATTGCTTCTTGCCCCGTAGTGCCTGCGTTAACGGGCATTTGAGCAATGTTGTTTGTATTTAATCCTGTTTGAACTTGTCCACCAAAAGAAAATGGCGTATTTAAAACATTTTGAGCATTTTGAACACCAAGGTTGCCCAATTTAGCCAATCCATATTGACCTCTTTGTTGTTCGTCTAAGGCTTTTTGTGCTTCGTGATTAAGCGTTTGCGTAACAGTTGGAGTATCTCCATTATATGTAACGGTTTGAGTTCCATAAGGCGTGTAGTAATTGGGATTGCTTAACTTAGCCGCCGTTCTTGCCGTTTCCACATTAGCCGCACCTTGAGCAACCGCCGCCGCCGTATAATCGGGCGGTGCAGGCGGTGCGTCAGCGTTTCTAAACGGGTTTAAATCTGTAAAAATACTCATGATATTTCCTTATAAAACTCCACCGTTTTGGAACACCAAATCCGATGCTATCCATTGCAATTGTATGCCCGATGTGGCACTTTTTAACAAGGGCGCAAACGTATATCCAATTTGTGTAACCCCTTGCCACTCAGCATTTGGCACTAAATCAGACCCCCAAAGAGCGTTATCCCAAATCCCCGTATCCCAAGCACCGTATTGATTTGCTGAAAAATCTAATTCAACAGATTCATCAAGTAACGAATAATCGACGTTGACGTTCCCATAAACCGCAGGCAATCCATTAGTAAAAAAATGATACCGAATCATCTCGCATTGTTTTTGTAGCGCACGACCATAGTTCTGAAACGATTGAATAGCAAAACTTTGGATATTTGTCCCATCGTCCGCATTGGTGTTCCATGCTAAACCCACAAATCCATTGCCACCAAAATAAGGGTTATCTAAGTACAATTCCCAACAATTAGCGTTCCAACCCGTAAAATTGCACCACGATTTTGTGATGTTGTTCATTACATACTGTTGTTGGTTTGTCCCTTCTTGTACGGGCACGTTCATTAATAATTGGTTTTCTTTTGGGTAATACAATAATCCCCATCCGTAATTTGCCGAGTAACTAGAAATCGCTTGGCTCATTGCGTACTGAATCTTATTCGTAATTGACACCCTTGGGTCAAGCCGTGAAGATTGCAAAGCACCCGACATTGGCACAACACCATCCTGAGTAATGATAAGCAAATCACCACCAAACTTAGTCCAACATCTGCGTCCAATGGGTGCGCCAATTGTGTAGATACCGATTAATTTAATTCCTGTGGGAGTGGTTGGATCGGTCAATTGCCATACCGCCACTTCGCCATTTGAAGTAATGAACGCAAGGTAGTCATCCATTCCATACCCTGCGTCAATCGTCCAATTCATCCCCGCCATGATGTAGCCACCTTGCATAAACAAAGATGACATATCCAAGGATGTAGCCGCCCCGCCAATCGCATTTACGGGCAAATACCACGCTTTTAGACTGCTATTTTGAACCATCCAAATGCGGTTTTTAAAGATACTAATGTTGACAACGGTTGTTGTATCCACGCCCGTAATGTCGTAGGGTGGGCCATCCCCGTCTTTTGCCCATGTAGTACCGTTAAAAACATTCATCTTATCTGCGCCATTGACGCACATTAAATAAGAACCGCCCGTTGTCGTAAAGTTAACGTATTGGAATCTTGCGTTTGTAAGGCTTGAAACACTCGCCGCCCCCACCGCACCACCCGCCGTAACGTCGTATATTTTAGTGGTTGCCGCCGCAAATAACTTGTTTGCCGTAGCCGACGCATAACCCATTACGCTTTCAACTTGACCCGTAATTCCTGTTGCCCATTGTGAATAACCGTTTCGTAAGACCACGGAACTCGTCCCAGGCCACCAATTCGTAAGCGTCACCGCATCCTCAACCGCCATTGCTCCTAAAGAATCCCGTGCGTTCCATCCCCCAATAGGCGCAGGGACGGTGACCGTGACCGCCGTTTGGGTCTTGGTTCGTGCAAGTTTTCTAAAGGAACTTAACATTACTTTTTATTTCTCGCTGAAATGGCTTTTGCTGTTTGCCGAGCATCTTCTTTGGAAGAAGCCCCCCATGCCTTTAACGAAAGTGCCAATCGAGTGGGTTCGCCGTTTTTCTCCATTGGCCCTGCCGTTGCACCCATCCGCGCTAGAAAAGACGCTCTACGGGGGTTGTCACCGCTTTTAACGGGTGGTTTAAGCGTTCCCCCTGTCTCAGCATGGTAAGAGGCACGACCCTTGGCATTGAGTCCACCTTCGGGGTTTTTACCTTCTTTCTTTTGCCAAGCCGCACTCATTTCTTTTTCTCAGGTTTAGCAGTCTTAGCCGAATCTTTAAAATCTTTAGCGGTTGGTGCGCCCTCAGAACCAGGCTTTCTCATTGTTTCGCCCGACCCTGCGGCTATTCTTGCCCTCTTATCTTGAATGTTTTTGTAAAGTCCATCGAGTTTCATATCATTTCCTTAAACGCTAGGCCAATTGCCGTCTTGCACACTCCAAGGCCCGACAAGCTGATTCATGCCGACGGGTGCTAAAGACATCGCAGATACGGGTACATCTTGCGCTTTTGTGTAACTCAAAGCGCGTGTAAATTCACCCAATTCAATGCCGTAATCAAGTTTCTTGGCTTTCAAGAAATAGAACTTTAAACCCGCCATCATCAAATCGTCAGGAAATACGGAAGTATCTGTATCTAAGGTAAACGCCGCCTTTGTGCCCTCACCCGACCCCGAAGCACATACCCAATAATTAGATACATACTCAAAAGAAAAGTTATAAACCGTTGTCAACGCTTGGAAAATCCTAAACTTGTTGTTGTATATCCGATAGCGTTCCCGTGGGCCAATCGAGATAATGCCGCCTTGCAAGAACTGCCAATCCTGAGACGACTTAGTTCCAAGGTTGCGCCAATGGTCTGTTCTGTCCCAATTGGTATCCGAAATCATGCGGTCATAACCACTTGGCAACGGATAATCTTGTTTGGCAAAGGTCATAGAAACCGATGCCGTAGAAGTCGTGACGGGCGAGTTAAGGGTTACTTGTGTAGACGAATCAATGGTCAAAATCTCAGCATAAGGGGCTTGTCCCGTTCCTGTAATCACATTCCCGACTTGTAACGCCGCCGTGCTTGGAATTGCCGTAATCACGCTAGAACCCGCCGTGATTGTGCCCGTCGTGCTTGTAGCAACCTCGGTTTGCCAAATATAGGCTTTGACCAAGCGTTGCCACTCAAAATCCCTTACCAAATCCTTACCAAGTCTTTGGCATAAGGCTAAAAGTTGTTGAGTTTGATTATTTGCCGAACCAATTACGGAAGTCGGTTGAGTTAAGCCGAGTTCACCCGATACTTGATCAACCAACTCCAGTAACGTGTATGACATTTAAGTTTCCTTTTTAGGTCTGCCACCCTTTTTCTTCTCAGTAAGGTCGGCAATCATTGCCCTCAATTGTGCCATTTCTGCGTCCTGTTGTGCGATTTTTGCGTCGGTTTCTGCACGAATTTTGTCAAACATTGCAGAATCTTGCGCCGCCATGATAAAAGCACGGGCTTTTGCGCGTAAATCGTTAAATCCCATTATTTTATTACCCGCAGAGTCCGCGAGTTGAGCAAATTGGTCAATAGTAAAAATGTTGAGGGCTTTGAACTCAGCCTTTTGCGTGTCGCTAAGTACCGTCCAAGCGTCAATCGGTGTGCCCGATACCTTGGCTTCTTTCTTTTGCTCAAATCTTGCCCACTCAATTGGGTATTCCTCAATGTCCGTCTCACGCATGGGACGGTCAACGACCACGGTTGAGTCGCCTGGGACTAATTTCTTTAAAAATATCTTTTCTTCAAAGATAGGACGCTTTTCAGCAATCGTCTTAACGTTATTTTTCCTTTGTACCGTTTGAAAGAAAACCGCCATTTTGCCTCGGTTGTCTTCCATAAAACTCTCGTTTGTCCAATTTGCGTCCTGTTGCATTTTGTTTCCTTTGTTTCAAAATTTTGGCAGTTTCCTGCATCAACCCATCCCCATGAAAAACCACTTCCGCATCTTGCGTTTCAATGAATTTTTCCATCTCTATCGCCGTTTGTAATAACTGTCTTGTCGTTACAAACACTCGATCCCCTGCTCGAACAAACGTCTTTGCTTGTTGCTTGCCTAAATGTTCACCCGCGTATTGATTATCCACAAATGAACAATCAAACCCGTAAAACCGAAAACGACGGTATCCCAATGCCGACAAAACATTCATTGCCCTCATGCCTACACTAGAACCCCCACCAATCATGCTATCAATCCCTTCGGGGTGATTCTTTGCCACCCACGCAACCGTCTCCAAGTCGTCACCGTTAATCAAGTGCCATAGACGCACCTGTTTGCCCTTCAGCACGTTCCAAAACTCAGGATGACACACACTAGCCATAAGGTAAGAAATCTCCCTGTGGGGCTTTTTAAGCATCTTGGCTTTATGCTCCCGTGGATCGCAATCAATATGGTATGACGGGACAATTCCTTTGCTTACCATGAAGTCGTGCGCTCCCGACACCGTGACCATTGGGTACTTGATTTGTTTCCATGTTTTTTCAAGGCTTGGCCCGTAACAAACAATGGAAATCCATTTGTCGTTAAATTTATTCTTTTTCTTTAGCATTGGCAACCCCAATGCTTTGGACATCTGTTCGTGTCGCTCGTCGTTACTCAAGACCCCTTGTAACATTCAATCCTCATATCTCGAAATGGAAAATGGTAATTTGGCTCTTTAAACTCAATGCGCTCCATGCCCACGGATTCAAGCATTTGTTTAAGTGGCACTTCAAACCAACCCCACCGATGGCACATAGCAGGCTCTTTGTGCCTTGGGTCGCCATATAAGGCGTGTAGGGTCATAAAAGGCATTAATGGGGTCTTGGTGATCACGCAATTATGAATGTAGGCAAACACTTTGTCCATACATGGAAGTTCTAGGATCATCTTACCGTTTGGCTTTAAAACCCGTTTCCATTCGGTCAATACGTCAAAAACTTCGTATTCGTAGAAATGCTCTAAAACGTGAATGGCGGCAACCGCATCTGCGCTATCTGAGCCAATTTCTAGTTTTTTAAGGTCGCATTTAATGTCGGAAATATCGGAGTGCAAATCGACGTTTATCCAACCGTCCCATTTCTTTTTTCCGCATCCAAGGTTGTACGCAACGTCGTATACGTCTTCCATTTGTCGATTAGTATTTTTGGCGTGTACCACTCCGTCACGAATTTCTGCGCCTTGGAAATAAGTTCGTTCACGTTCTGTTGTTTTGTCCATTCGATACCTTCCTTAATATCACCTAACCAAATTGGAAAATCTTTGAGCGAAGGTTGCGGTTCAGCCACCACAAAACATCCTTGCCTAATTGCCTCAATTGCCCGATTTGGGCTTTTGTATTCTTCCGTCTTTGGAATGATAACAATGTCGGCTCTTGCAAATTCTTCCAACATAGTCTCATGTGACCAAGGAATTGCGCCACCAAAGTTAGAAACCACCCGTAACGGATAGCCTTCTAAGTCGGGCATGATGCGCTCTAAACTGTGTCTGTTTACCGCATGACCATACCATAACAAATTTACTCCGTTGTAATGTGGTTTGGCTTCGGGGTATTCATACGGGTCGGCAATTACCATTGCATCCCGTCCGTGTCCTTTAATAATTTGTGCCATTGCCTCGGTTGGGCAAGTGACCGCATCCGCAAGGCGTAACGCTTCTTTATAGTGAACCCAATCAAAGTGATCATCACAAAAGTCCACAACCACCCATGCGCCCCGTGCTTTAGCCCTTGCCATGTGCATCAACTCATTGGCTTGTGGTTTGGCAAATATTAATGTGTCTGCCGTAAAGTCGTTAAGGGTAGCCCATCCTTCACTCGGAATTTGGGCGCGGTAACGCCAACTTGCGGAAGTCTTGTTGCCCCAATGAATAAACGAGGTGCGCTTGTTCTGCGTTTTATTGTTGTCGATAAGCCCTTGTAACTCAACCGCATTTTGTTCTCGTTTCTTAATAATGGCTTGGATTAACCCATGCCCATAACCCGTGAATGTTGCGTCAGGCAAATAATCGTAGTAAGTCTGAAAATGCTCGGCTTGTAATGCCATCGATGGATTAGCGTAAAACGTCTCCCCATCTTCTTCTATCCGTATCTCATTTAAAACATCGCCGTTTTTTAGACCCGATCCGTTAATTCTTAATTTATCGCCTTGGTTGCATGAATCGTATCCAAATAACGCAAAGTGTCGCCATCCCATAACGTAGAACAACGAAATTGCTCTAAGTCCCGATGTAGTCCCACCACCCACCAACATAACATTTTTAGGGCGGTTTTGACCTTTCATTACATAAGGATGCCAAATCGTGACGTTATAACCCTCTAAATTGTCAAACATAGCCTTGTGGCATTGGCTTGCAATCATGTACTCCACGCCCTTATGAGGGGTGTAAAACGATATTCTGTGTTCTTGTGGGTCAATGGCTAATGCGTAATTAGGGACAACGCCTTGTGTTAATAACCAATCGTGTGCGTCTTTAATAGCAACTATTTTCACACCATCGGCTTGCATCTTTTTAATGACATCTATTTGTGACGCTACGCTTGGCCCACTTGCCACCAACGCAATCGCACCACCCTTGGCTTCATTTTGCTTGGTAATCTGTGGATACCCACGCGCTACCGCATTTTCCATGTGTGTAAACAGAGTCTCATCATCTGCTACGCACTTGCCAACAATTTTAAGGGGTACAAATGTCATTAAAAAGCCCTCTCCCTTATGGGGAGAGAGCGTCCGTTTTTAGACTGGGTTAGAAGTCATCAAACCTGCGTTATTGACAACGCAGAAAGGTGCAGAAGCACTTGTAGCCGATGTGTTAGCCACGATACCTTGGATGTAGCCTGACGACACGGTTGTGTCATCAAGTTTACCCGCAGTCGCGGTTGTGTACAAAGGCACTTTTGGTTGGCAAGCAATCAACAAGTTAACTTTAAGCACACCGTTCAAGCCAATCCAACCGTAGTAGGAAGAAGCAATAGCGTTTTGTGCAAAGCCAACCATGTTGTAGCCCAAAGCCGCCGCATTTGTGGTTGTTACGGGTACGGCACGAAGAACGGGCGTTATTGACGCGCTATCTCCGTATGTACTCATAATAACCGCATCGTAGGCGGCAATGTCGCTTTCAGCACGGGCAAAAATGTATGTACCATTATTGCTAGTGTTGACGCGAGTGCCAGGCGTAACGGGGAAAAGTGTGGTTGAACCAGCCGATGTTGACGCATAAGTAGCCGTCAAGTCAACGCCGATTTTACCGTCTGTGACGTAATCTGCCATTTTATATGCTCCTTATTCAGTCATGATGCCTTGGAACTGAAGGCCGCTAGCCGTCATGTTCCCTGCCCACCCAATCAAGCGCACGATGGCATCTTGGTTGGTTGACATACGCTCATCACCAATCGGAACAAAGTTACGATTTGCGTGAGGACGGAAGAAAATATACTTCGTGTTGAGGAAGTAGCCTGTGGATGCGGGGATATTTCCACCGATACCACCGTCTAAAACCACATCAGCGTTCATATATTTGGATGCAACGAAACCTAACTCAGCCATCTTGGATGAGCCTGGGAAACGCTGAATGTTTTGCAAGCTACTCATAAAGAAGCCCCAAAAGTTGTTATCCAACAAAATCAAATCAACTACGTCTGATCCGCGACTTGTCTTGGCATACAAACGGTTGAAACCTGTCTGAATGTTAGAACTAGAAGCAGATGAGCCTATGTCGGTTGAAAAGTCAAAAGTTTGGTTTTGCCAAAATGACCATGTAGCACGATCAATACCACCGACCACGCCTGTGGATGGGGAAGCAACAACCATTGCTTGTAGACCCGTGATTTGCTTACCATTGTTGCCTGTTCCGTCAGAGTAGATACCCGTAGAAATCAAGTTTTCAATAGAAGCCTCTGCTACGTCTAAACGTGCGTCAAACAAATCAATGATCTGTTCTTCGCCGCTATTTTGTAGCATTTCAAGTCCGTTAATGGTGACTGCAACCGCCGCTTGTTTAATCGGGAACTGAGCCGCACTAATCACATCTGCGGGAGATATGTTTAGAACTTCAGCACCCGAATAATACATAGCGGTTGAATTGGCTTGGAATGACAACTCTTGAAGAATTGTTGATCCACCCGTGAAAGGCTTGTAACGGCCTTTCTCTCTCAGACGAGTTAACAACGCATTGTTTTTGGTCACGTTATCGGCAACGATGCCCGAACGTGATTCAATGGTTGTCGCTAAAACGTCGGAGTAGTTCGAATTGGCGTATGCCATAAGAATCCCCTTTTTTAAAAGTTTGACCGTAAGGCGTTTGCAATGATAGCCCGACGGTCTGTTTGGTTAGCGGTGTTCATGCTTGGCGCGGGTGCACCACGAACTTGAACTGCCGCCGCTTTTGCTCTCTGCGCTTGATTCTGTGCTTGCATGGATTGTTGCTGTTGAGCATATATCGATTGTGCAATCTGTGGATCAAGTCTGATAGCGGTGTCGTATGCCAGTTGCAATTTCTCGCGTTCTGACATATTTGAGGTGTCCCCTAAGATGTTCGGTGCTTGGAGAAGCGATAACATCCTATCTGTGACGGCCTCGAAATGTACGTTTACGGGGTCAGCCGCAAACTGTTGAATGACCGAGAGTGCCCGACCTTCATTCTGCTTTTGCGCTTGGTACTGTTGCTGAGTGATGTGCTGAGTCAACTGTTGTACTTGTTGCGCTAATTGATTGTAATGATTATCTTGTGGTTGTGGGGCTTCGTTGTTAAAGTACGCCGAAACCTGATCTAACGGAATCTGAAATTGCTGAATCATCTGCGCCACCGCTTGAGATTTCTGTTGCGGTGTGCCTGTACGAAGTAACGCCGCCGTTTGAAGCAATGGCCCAATCGCCGTTGCAGGAGTAGCGCCCTCGTTCTTTAAAATCCATTCGTAAGGTGCAAATTGCTCAGTAATTGCTTTTGCGTCCGCGTCTCTTTGTTTATAAGAGTTAATCCCGCGCTCAAAGTCTGCCTCTCGTTGGGCAATCGCTTGTCTAAGTTCGGGCGGTGCTTTCTCCCAATGTGCTTTCATCTCTAATTTAAGAGATTTGGGCATATCAACCGCTTGGGTTGGTTCTACTTTTGAGTCTTTGGGGGTTGGGAACTTAGCGGCTCGTTGTTCCCGCTTTTGTGGCTTAGTTTCGTCTTTAGAATCTTTGTTTGCCAATGCCTCTCGTATCGTATCGGCACGGGTCTTGGGTTCTTCTGTCGGTTTTTCAACCGCTTCTATTGGTGTTTCAACCGTCTCAGAAGTTTGTGTATCAAGGGGTAGGGATTGTTGCGTGTCGGGTGCGACAACTTCATTTTCCATTTATCTCATCCTTTTCATTTGGTCTAATGTCATCTTAATCATCTCTTTACGTTCAGGCATTGGACGGTTGTGTAACCGATTAGCCATCTCCACGTTCAAATTGCTCATCTTGGTTGGGTTGATAGGTGCGCTTGGTCGGTCAAACTCTTGTGTCACCGCTACTTGCCCCCTCAATCGATCAATATGTGCTGATTTCTTCTTGTTCCATTGTTCTTGAGCATACTTAACATCCGAATGACCCATCTCGATTGAGTCGGTCTTCTTCAAATGTTCACGCCATTGCGCTCTGCCCTCAATCATTACCCCGTCAGGGCTTCTAAACGGCTCTATGTCGCCACGAATCATGTACTCTGATGCCTCACCCCTACCATTGCTTTCGTAAGGTTCTGAGCCGTCTGATGGGAATATCCACGTTGTTCTCAAATTAACTCCAAAATTCTTGCTATGTCGTTTTCTTCACGTTGGAATTTAACCTTGCGATCAATATCCGCAATCTTAAGCATTAACGCATCATAATCAATAACCGTTTGGCTTGCAACATTTATTGTTTGAGTGGGTGCGCTTGTGATTTCTTCCCTTGCTTCGGGTGGTAGTCCAAACAACGCTTCTTTTAACTTTTCCTTACGTTGTGCCTCAAGACTTAACTCCTCATCCCATTTCTTTTTACGCCCTTTTTCGTCAAATCCAAAGTGACCGCCAATGACCGCCTCAGTAATGGGCGTGATGGTGCTTTCTATTGTCGCAAAGGGTAATTCTGCAAATGCACCGTATCCAAACATTTAATTTCCTCAAAAAAACATCAAAAAGTTGCCATTGTTACGGGTTAGAAAGTTCCACCCCGTATTATTACCGCTATTGGTCGAGCTGTATGCGTTCCATGTTCCACCCGTAGCCGTTGAGTCTTGGATGTTTAAATAGTCTACATCTGTAATACCGCTTGCTTTTGTGATTGTCCTTGCCGTTGCTGGCGTATTACTGTTTAAAACGACTAGGTTTCCTGCCGTTCCGTTGACGTTGAAATTGGTAACTGTAAATGCGGTTGTACAAGAATTGGTAATTGTGCAGGGGGAAACTGTGTTGTTTAAGGTTGTACATCTTCCTGCGGTTGTAGTGCTTGTAGAATTCCCTAAATAAAGCGTTCCACCTAACCCTGACATAGTAATTGTGCCATATAAATTACCAGTTCCAGCCGCACCACCAACAAAAACAGCCGAACTTGTTGTTGTAAAAACAATAGTTGAGTTTGCTACATCGTAAGTTGTTCCTGAATTAGAGCCAAGAAACCCTGATGTACTTGTGCCGCCAGTTATTGTTACAGTAGATGTTCCAAGTGTTAGTGTTTTTGTGTTTGAATTACTAAAGTTAAATGTTCCGCAAGTAATTGTTTTTGTATTTGAATCAAAAGAACCATTGGTTAGCGTAATAGCCCTGCTAGTTCCAACTGTTAAAGCGTCCTGCAATTGCCATGAACCACCTACTCCGTTAAATGTAATAGGAAAATCAAGTGTATTACTATTAGTAGTTATTGTTCTTACTGTTGCATTTGTTGAGGCAAAGGTAGTTACACTAGCACCAGCCGATAATGTCATGCCCGATTTAAGAGTTAAATTTCCGTAAAGAGTTCTAGTCCCGTTGGTTAAATTTCCTGTGTATGTTCCAGCAAAAGTTAAATTTTTAACAGAGCCAGATACACCAATCGCATTAGAGGCGGCATTGTTAATGGTAAAACTAATTGAATTGGCTTCTGTAACAGATGCTGGCAATAAAGTTAATGTTCCTGTACCAGTAATATTAATTAATGGCGTACCCGTTACAGAATGAGTAGTTGCCCCTGTAAATACGCCAGTACCACTACCCGCACACGTTATACTATTAGTACCAAACGCCAATGTCCCCGTAAATCCTGTCATTGTCAGGGTTGAGCAAATAGCCGTACCCGACCCAATTGTTACAGTATTAGCACCTGATGAGGCATCAAAGAAAACAGTATCCGAAGATGTAGGAACGGCTTGACCACCAAGACCACCCGATGTTAATGCCCATTTGAGTAAAGCAGTACCATCCCATGTAGCCGCACCGCCAACCCAATATCTTGCCGCCATTACTCAGCAGGGATGGGGTTTCCATCCTCGTCATGTAGAACCTCACCATCCTCACCACGCATATAGTTTGGTGGTGGTTGAGTAATCGCCTTTACCCAATTTTCAAACCTTGTTTGCTTCATTGTTTCCAACTCGGCATCGGTAAAAGTATGGTCATCGGGTAGGTTTAACGCATCACGAAAAACGATTGAGTTGTATGAATTTTCAAAAATGATTTGCATGATCAAGCCTGTGTAGTTACTGCAATAACATCCCAACGAGTGTTAAATGCGTTGTAAATAACACCCACATACGTTGTTTTGCTTGCCGTTGTGGTTGTGGGCAAAGTAACCCCAATAACTGTGTATGTGGCATCCCAAGTTAATGCCCTTGGTGTTCCATTATCAAGCAATCTAAATATTAATTTGTCGCCATTGGTGGGTGTTCCCGTAGGGGCGTTAATTGTTAATGCTGATGCCAATGCAGTATAAGCATAAATATCAGCACTAGCAACGCTTGGTGTAAGTGATGTAGCCGTTGTTGCCGTTACGTCTCTTGGGTCTATGCGTGTAGATGCAATCGTGCCACCCGTAACCGCCACGCTTGGGATTGTTACCACACCCGTAGTTTGAATTGTCATTGCGTCCGATGTGTTGACCGCACCATTAACAATAAAACTAATCTTTTGACTATCCCATGATCCAAGAACTAAAGGCCCACCAAAGGATTCCACAAAACTTGCCAATGGCGTAGAAAACCCGTTATTTGGAAACCCTGCCGCCGTATAACTGTAATTGGCGTTGTTAATTCCAAGTTCGCCATAAGCCGTATGACCACCATCATTGACCGCATAACTCGCATAACTTGTGTTGCTTGCACTTGTGTTTTGCAGGCTTGTGTATAAATATAACGGCTCGCTTGCCGTAAACCCCGCTATAACGCCCGTATCCGTGTGCGCCGTAGCATCTCCAACATTTAACGATCCAACATTGGTTGTGCCCGATGCGTAAGGAATCAATACACGATTATTGGCATCTTGATTAACCGACTTTTCAGACGGGTAAGTTACAAATACATCTTTTGATCCTGCGCTAAAGTTAACCTTTGATGTGCCGTTAGATGACGCATAAACCGTGTCTCTTGATAGCGTTCCACCGTAATACGTCCCAATTCCAACTTCCCATTCAGTCCCACGGTTAATCGTGTAATACGTTGTGTTGTTGTTGCCAATGACGCTAAACGACTGAAACCCTTGAACCGCACCACCCAAAGTAATAGTGCCCGTTCCTGTCGTTTGAGTCGTCTCCCGAACCCTATCGGCTAAAACTAAACTCATTGGATTGTCTCCACCCCAATAACCATGCCGTCTGCGCCTCTAACAACCTTTTTCGGTGCGCCCAATTTCTTGACCGCCTCACCAATGCCTTGCATTGCTTGACCGTGCATATTTGCCATGTTGTCTGCCAATTGCGCCATTTGTTGAACCGCCATCTGTACGTTCATGCCCAACTCTTGCGTGACTTTTTCAGCCGCCGCTTGTTGTGCTTCCATAAGTGGCAAATCAACGCCTGGGTTCGCCCCAATCCGTGCCACCAAGACTTTGGTCGCCGCATCCAACTCCGCTTTCCAACGCTCGTATTCCTCACGCCCTTGCATCTCTCTTGCCTTGACTTGAAGCTCTTGATTAGCCATCGCTTGTGCGAATTGCTCCTTCATTTGCTCAAGTTGCATTTGCGCTTGCGTTTCAGCCTGTTGCATCTGCATCTCTAATTGCGCCTTGGTTTGCTCAATCTGTCCTTGCGCTTGTACCTTCATCTGCTCGGTCTGCGCTTGGGCTTGCATCCGCATTTGCTCGGCTTGTTGCTCGGCTTGGAGTTTCATCATCTCAGGGTTTGGCGGTGGTTGCTGTTGCATCTGTTTGGCTTTGTCTTCCAATGCCTTCATGCTTTTTTCAATTGCGCCCTCTAATCCCCGACCCGCACGGTATCTGCGTACCAAGAATAACAACATCTCGCTCATCATTGGCAACATTTCAGGTGCGCCTTGCATCATCGGTAATGATGCTTCCAAGAACCCACCAATTGCGCTAACCGCTTCTTGTGCGTTTTGTTTTTCAGCCTGCTCGTCAATCTGCGCTAATGAGTCTGCCTCGACTTGAATGTGGAAATCCCGAATCGTGCTGTTTGACAACATCTGAATCGCGGCTTGCAACAATTGTGGGTCTTGACCTTCGGGTGTGTTCATTACCCCCGACATCTCCACAATCAACTCAGGCGGATAAAACTTACATACAATCTGCGCCTTCATTCTGAATAAATCAGTTGCAAAACGCGCTACATCGCCCTGAGAGGCTCTTAATCTGAGTGATCCAAAGTTAGCCTTTAACTGTTGTGCGCCAAGCGTCTCTTGAGCATTAGAAGCACCCCGTAGGATGTCCGATATGCCCATGATTTCGTAGATCGATTGCTTGACAACTTCTCTTGATGCGTAAAGTTGTTGTAAGGTCTTGATGATGGCACTTGTGTCCATCATGTCTATTGCGCCTTTTAGACCGCCCTTCTCGCTCATTGCCGCCCATGCGGTAACGGGGAATAACTTGTTGTCCACCCCTTCGCTAAACATTCGCCCTAATTCTTTAAACTCGGCATTGAAAACGCCCACCGCTTTGCAGGCTTTCACCAATAGGTAAATGCGCTGTGTAAGGTTGTCTAATTCTTGGGCTTGGTCTTCATATTCGCAGTAGTCTGGTACTGGAATCATTGACCCATTGGTTGTAGTCGCCAATAATGGCTTGGGACACGGGAAGAATTCCTCTAATTCCAATGGGTCGTCACGCTCATCAAGTGCTTGCGGATAACCCTTGGCAATCCAACACACTTTCTTTGTCCGCTTGTTCCATATTTCCGCAACTTTGGCTTTTTTGCCGTATGCGGATTTAGCCGTCATTGGGTTCTTTGAGTCCACATCGTCGGCTTGGGCTTGCATGGGGACGTTCTTAAACACATCACCAAATCGCTCAATACCCTCGTCCTTGGTCATGTAGACCCACCGCGCTACCCACCATACTTCTTCCCAATGTCGGGCAGGTGAGTGAATAAAGTCTTGCCAATAAACATAATCCACGGGGCTATGTGCTGAGTCAACACGCTCGATTTCCTCAACATCCGTGATCTGTGCGCCTTCTTCCGTGCCTTCCATTGTCGGCATCATTGGCTCAGGTGTTTCGCTAACAATCACGGGTTCGTATCTCAACCACGCCGTACCACGACCAGGCAACAATCTATCCTCTACCACCCCACGCATAGCACCATCAAAGTCGCTAAATTGCGTAACCTCATACTCAACCACTCGCTCAAGCATCGTACACGCCATGCGCCCAACGGGGTCTTGATCCATGTATCTACGGGATACTTCGGGCTTGGCTTGTCTGCCGTAAAGAGCAGGGAATAGAACGCTAATGTTTGACCAAAGGATGTTAAATTTCATCCTCGGCATCTCTATTGCATCGCGCTCATCCCGATAACGACGTACTACCTTTTGCCCACGCTTTTCCCACTTGTCAAAGACTTTGGTCGCGTGTTCAATTTGGTCGTGCCAATACGGGCCTGGGTCGTCGCCCTCATAAGCTCCTGTATCTTCGTAAGCCATTAGTTACCTGCGGCAAAGAAGAACGTCACATCAAGCCCTGTGCCCGCAATCGTTGCGTATAGGCTTGAGCCAATGTTGGCAGGGAAACGGTGAAACCCAATGGCGGGGGTAATTGTTCCGCACAAAACCGTACCGCCACTCCCACCATCACGAAGCACTAAAGTGCCTGCGGTTGTGTTGTTCACATAGAACCCGATCAACTGGCAAGGGCCTGTGCTAACTGCGCCCGTTGCTGTGATGTTCTTAGCACCACCGACTTCTGCTACTGGTTGGCTCATATACGTTCCTCTTTATGTGTCTGTTCAAAATCCCAAAGTTCATCCAAAGTGATTGTCTGCAATGTCCGCCCTTTTGGTGGTGGCTCGTCGGCTTTGTTTTCTCGATAAGCAACCGCCAACATCCGAAAAGCGTCCGCAGGGTGTGAACACCAATCATGCCTCGGCGTTTGACGAAATGATTTCTTGTCCTCGTCGTACTCTCGTTGATACTGTCTGAGTGCCTCTAACCCCTCATCACAAATGGGATCAAAATAACACTTAGGTAGAATCATTCTAACCGCTTGGATGCCATCTTGCACACCAATTTCGGGCACTATTGATAATTTATTCATGCCACCCAAATGTACCGCCAATTGCTCAACAATGCTCTTTCCACCGCTTGCTAATGTTTTGGCTCTTGCGTCATGCGGTAGGTAATGCTTGGTGTACCGATAACCCTTGTCAATCACCACCTTGGCTATTTCCTCGATGGATGCGCCTGAGACGGCATAGTAATCAAGAACGTGTATCTCACCTCTTACCACCTGATAGAACCAAATCGCGGTATCGTCTCGATAACCCAAGTCCCATGCTGTCATTACATCTGCGTCGGGGTCAAATTTTAAATCCCGTATGCGCCCCTCATCTTGCGCCAGCCTCATTTCCTGTCCATAGTAAGCCCCCATGATGGCGGCATCGAATGAACACTCGAATTCAGAATCGTATTGATCGGTGCTTAATTGATCACGCGCCGCCTTCAACTCCGATTCAGGCAATATCTTGCTTACGCTTGCGGGTAATCTTAAAAGAAACCAATCAGGCGTTGTCTGACTAACTTTGTAAACCGCATGAAAGTTGTTGCGCCCTTTCGGAGTGCCCCCAAACACGCACCACCCCATAGTGCTAGATAACGTAGGTCTAATGACTGAGCCGTACACGCTTGGCTTGTAATCAGCGTATTCATCCAAGTACACCCCATTGAATCCCAAGCCACGGATAGCATTGGCATTATCCGCACCAAACAATGTAATCTTTGCCCCGTTGATCAACACAACCATCAATTCCGATTCGTTGGTCGATTTGGTCACATTTGCGCTGTAAAATTTTAAATAATCCCATGCCACGGCTTTAGCTTGGCTACGGTAGGGGGCAACGTAAGCATAGTTTGACCCACGCCCACCTTTCAATAATGCTCGTTTGATCAAGTCATTGATTGCGCTAACCGTTTTCCCTGCTCGCCTATGACAAACCAAAACCGCCCATCGCTCCGTCCTTTGGTGAAAAGGCATAAACGCACTCCTTGGCGCGTAAGGAATGATTATTTCTCGTTTGCCCATTTAATTACCATCTCTATTGCCCCTTGGTCAGCACCCGTTAACTCAGTCCTTGCTAACTTAGGTACATGGTATTCCACTACGCTTTGAAACATCTCAAACGCTTTAGCAGGGTTTGGCTTTATATCGTGCTTAGGATCGCCCTGAGCAACGCTTGTCAGCCAATACTCTAGTCGGTGTGCATTGTTGTCAACAAACATCGCTATGGCCTCTCTAGCCTCTTGTGTGACCTTATTGCGTGTGCCTGCCACTCGCCCGCCCGCTTTTTTTCTACTTTTAACTACTTTAGTTTCTGACATAAGTATTTAGTGTTCTTTTAACGATCTTGTCGTTCAAGGATTTTAATATTCTTCTCTTCGCCTGGGAACATTACATAGTTGTATGTTTGCTTGGGTGCAATCATCTTTCCTTCTGGGTTTTTTTGCAAAAACTCTTGTGCGCCTGCTTCAGAGTTAAAAATGTTTTGCCCCCCTTTTGGGCTTTCAATTATCCACTCAGGTTGTCTTCTAGAAAAGTTGTCCAAGTATTTGATGCCTGGCACACCTTGTTGTCTTAAAAACTCTGATGCGTCCACTTTAGGATTAGCACTTCCTAAGCGTTCAAATTCCTTGGTAAGTTCAACATATAAATGCGCCCCACTTGTACCAGTAGAGCCACTTCCAAACTTTTCTAATGCAGCAGAACTAACTTTTTGTCTAATCTCTTCTGGGACGGGGTAATACCAATCAAGCATTTGGGGTATTTTTTCGTCTGGCAAATCTGCTTTATATAAATAACCAGAACCCGTTTTAGTTTTTGCGCCTGCTTGTTCCCATTGGGCTAATGTCTTTAATGCGTCTTGCACATCAGGGCCTTCACCAAATTTTGTTATTTGGTTTGCCGCAAATGCGTATGGGTTTGAACTTTGAACTTGAAATGCGTAATCTAATGCGTCTGCGGCCCTAGACTCTCCAGTTACTTTTCTTTTTGGCAATTCTTTATATAAAGTGTTTCCAGATGAATCGACAATTTCAGTTCTGGCGGTGGTTTTTACATATTCTTCGCCAGTTTTTATGTTTCCGCCTGTGTAAATACCATGCCCATAGGCTTGTGCGCCCTCTCCTGTGCCAATCTTGGACGCATCAAATTCACCCAATGGGTTGCGCTCAGTCGGTGGGAATTGGTGTGGTGTGCCGTGGTAAACATCAAGCATTTTTGGTTTCATTGCCGTAGGAATTACGTTAGCCAATGAACCCTCATTGCCGTACATCCCACGGGCTAACTCGTTGCCTAACAAACTTACTACGGGTTTGCCTGCTTTAATTATTGTTCTTGGGTCTAAAGGTACTAATGCCCCCATTTCGTTGGCTACGCGCCCCGTTTGGGTTGTTGGTGCTAATGGTAATGTTTTTAGGTAATGTTCCGACCCATAAGGCAATTGTTTGGTTGGTTCGTATTGCATATCCCCAAATGTTTCGGTTGGCATTGGGCTTCGACCCGCCATGTTCAGCAAATCAGGAATTGCACCAAGCAACCCCGCAACTCGACCTCTCAATATGTCCACGGGAATGTTCTTAGCCGCCTCAACATCTTGGGTCTTACGTCTGCTACCCATTTGAGGAAACACCCCAAACGCCGCGCCTTCAGACGCTAACGCTTGTGCTAAGTCATCATAGTTAGGCATTTGCCAACGCCTTTGCTAATGCTTGCTTCTTGTCCGCATTGGCATAGTCTTGGGCTACCTTTTGGGGAATCCCTGCTTCCTTGGCAAATTTGGGGTTGTGTGCGGCGGCTCGCATAAAGTCCGCTTGCTTTTTTGATGTACTAGGCAAGTTCCTTCTCCTTTATGTTTACCAATCCGTCCAACATTCGGCTTTTAGTGTTAAACCATTGTTGAGCATAATCGCAATACTTGTAATGAGTGAATTCGGGTATCCCCAAAGTGTAATGCGCTATTTTGGCATTTGGGTTGTCTTGCTCACCCACCAATACATTCCATTCCTTTGGCAAGTCCCCAATCAGTTTCTCAGGCAACCAACTAAATCGATGTAACTCACTTCCCGCATGATCGTCCACATAATCAGGTGTCAAACATCGGTTTGCAGGATGCTCACAGTTCCACAATATCATGCTCGACCAATTTTTTCTTGGGTAATCCTCGTTCTTGGCTTCCATTTTAGTACCAATGTACTTCTTTTTGTGCTTGGTCTTGTATTCATGTTTTACAACTTGCACCGCTTTGGTCGGGTCAAATAACTTGTGTAACTCAGCAATGTTTGTCAGCATCAACATATCCGATGCGTCCATAAATATCGCCCGACCCTTAAATCCTGTGAAATACGGCACTAAGAATCTTTGGTAAATAAAAGCATTAGTTCCGTCTCGCTGTTTACCATAAAACGGGGTAATCGCTACGGGTTCAGTTGTGTGCTCAATCACACTTTGGCAAAATACATGGTATCCCACGCTTTCCCGCGGGTCGTATCCTGCAAATATGCGAATCATTCTAAACTTAACCTATAAAGCGTTGAGTCAATCAATTGGGCAATCTCATCAATAATGTTCTGTAATTGGGTTTCGTCAGGCATTGATTTTCTGTTCTTGTCCACAAAATCCCTCATATCCGTTATGTATTTAATGGGGTCTTTGGCGTTGTGAAAATTCTCAGGATAGTTCTTAATCCGAGTTGCGTAGCACCCTTGATAGGCTTCGGCAAACTGATCCACCAAGTCAATAATTTGGGTGTAATAGTCGCCAAGTGCCAAATGAACGCCCAAATCTTTCGTTTGTAAGTGCATAAAATGGGTTACTGTGCCACTATGCAGTAATGTTGCCACAAAATCGGCAATATCATCGTTGTTGTAAGCCATAATTTTTCCTTTCAAGTAATTGTAATGTTTGGCACGGGGATGTCAATTGGCCATTGGTCATTTAACCTAAGTATGTGAACCGTCCTCAAATGCGCCCTCTCCCACAACTCCCGTCTTTGCGCTTTCGTTAATTTATTCCCCGCATCGATGTCGTGGTGGCACGTTTGGCACAAAGCGGCAATATATTCGTCCGATGCCTTGATTCCACGCCCCTTACCCCCGTGCCAATTAGAGTGCGCCGCTTGGGTTGGTGTCGATCCGCAGTTTTGGCAACTCAATTCCGTCACCAATTTTAGCAACTTTGGGCTTCGGTGATATTTCTGCTTCAAGTATTGCATAAGTATGTTCTGCCTCTAACGCTCGGTGTAACCATGATGTTTGACCCGTCTCAAGATATTGGCTTTTTAGGTAATTTATTCTTTCTTGGTTCATTTTTTCC